AATGAATTAGACTATGGTGCTTCAGATTTTGGTGGTGCTTTTGGTGGTGTAATTAAAAAAGCTAAGTCTAATGAACTACCTGGTAGAGGTTATTTAATAGGAAATATTGCAGACAGTCTTGGAATATCTCAAGAAGAAGCTGCTAATAAATTGACTAGTGCAGTCTTTTCTAATCTTTTTAGACAGAATAAATCCACAATAGCAGGACAAGAAGTTGAGTACATAAACTCTGCCAAGAACAAAGATCAATTTATGGTGGAAGTCAAGAAAGCTATAACAAAAGCTATTGACAGTCTCAAGAAAGAGAACCCTCAGTTAAAAATACCAGGAAGCGATGCAATAAAAGGTTATACAGCTAGAGTTTTGGTTAATCTAGGTTCATTTATAAGTGATGTAGTACCTACACAGGCAGGTATTAAGGCTCCAGTTGCTGCTGTAAAGGATTTAAGATCTGCAATAGTTAAAACAGATGTGAAGTCGGTAGCGCCTGTTGAATCAACAGAAGACAAGTATGTAAGAAGTAATGCTAAATTTATTCGCGATTTTCAAAGAGTGTATGCAGAAATGCCTGATGAAATAACAATTAAAAGAGGTGATGATTTTTATAAATCTGAAGCTTTTATGGATGCAGTAAAAGATGCTGTAATACAGGCTTATGATGTTAAAACTTCTAATGATAAAGAATTTTTAGCAGATTTTGTTAGCTCATTAGAAGCAAAGAGCGGTTATACTTTATCTGCAGAGAAAAAAGAGGGTGAAGGAGAAGGGACAGGTGAAGTTTCAACAATAGAAGATAGCGGTGGATTAACACCAGTAGAGATCTTGCAAGATCTAGGAACGTGGAGCAGAGATTCAGGCTTCGATCAGTTCGATAAGTATAGTTCTTATTAATTTGTTGACTCTGGTTTATTTTGTTTGATACCATAAGTTAACTAGATGAAAGTTAAGATAGTTGGTTGCGGTCTTTCGGGAGTTACAGCAGCTATCCTTTTGCAAAATAAAGGACATGAAGTAGAAATATTTGAATCAAGAACACATATAGGTGGCAATTGTTATGATAGTAATGTGGCAGGTACTTTGATGCATAGTTACGGTCCGCACTGTTTTCATACGGATGATGAAGATGTAATGAATTTTTTAAGCCAGTATACTGGCTGGATGGATTTTCACTTAAGACCGAAAGGCAACACAGAATTAGGCTTGATATCATTGCCTTATAGTAAAACAACAATTGAAGAGTTAAAGAGAGAATTAACAGAAGAAGAGATTATCAAATATATTTTTAAAGGGTACTCTGAAAAACAATGGGGGGTACCGTTCAGTCAAATACCTAAAAGCATAATTAGTAGGATTCCTAAAACAGCAGATAAAGTCAATCCAACTTGGTTTGAAGGACAGAAGTATCAGTTTGTGCCTCTTAAGGGATATACAGAAATGTTTAAGAGCATGCTTGAAGATATAACTGTGCATCTGGGTGTGAAGCAAAATGAATGGAAGAAAGCAAAAGCAGATTTAACCATATTCACAGGTAAAATAGATGAATATTATGATTACGTAAATGGTTGGCTGCCTTACAGGTCTCTATATTTCGAGCACACTTTAAGCTATAAAAAACAAGAACATTTTATTATAAATCAAAATAAAAAAGAAATACCATACACAAGAAGTTATGATCATAGTTATACGCATTTTAATCATAAAGGTCCAACAATTATAACAAAAGAGTTTTCCATAGCTCATGATAAGAATAATATACCATTTTATCCAATGCCTTTTGGTGAAGGTGCAGAAATTTATAATAAATATAACGTACTGGCTAAGAAAGAAAAGAATGTAATTTTTCTTGGTCGTCTTGCTACTTACAAGTATCTCGATATGTGGATGGCAGTAAAGCAGGCCATGCAAAAAATAGAGTTAGTTTAATTTTTTACAATTATATTTCTTCCAGGGTATCTCAATTTTATAAGAAATGGGGTCTATAAACCTTGCATCTAGAAAGCCTTTGATGCGTAGTGAGCAAGCTGTACATTCACCGCAAGCTTGTTCTTCTCCCTCATAGCAAGTCCAAGTCTGGTTAAATTTAACACCAAGCTTGACACCGAGTTTAATGATTTCTTCCTTAGATTTATCAATTAAAGGAGCTATAACTTTGATCCTGTTTCTTCGATTTAAATCACTAATTTTATTAATTTGATTAAGAAATTCAATACTACCGTCCCAAAATCCAGCAATACTATCAGCTTGTGCTGCTCCATGGAAAACAGCAGAAGCTCCAGTGCTTTCTGCTACACCGAGTGAAATGCTTAGAAGCATTAGATTCCTGAACGGTACATAATTAACGGTCTGTGGATCGCCCATTACATCCTTAGCTTTCGCAACAGCAATATTACTGTTAGTTAGTGCAGATGTTTGACAAATGTCTTTAAAAAAAGGAATTTTTATGAATCTGTAATCAACCGGTTGATCAAGGCTTTCTACCTGAAGCGAGGCACAGTTAAGTTCTTTTTCACGATGCTTCTGACCATAATCAAAGCTTACAGCTACAATACTATCATATTCACGAGCTGCATGATGTAGCAGGACAGTGCTGTCCATGCCACCTGAGACAGGGACAACAGCCTTACTCGACTGGTTCTTCTTCTGTTTGCGCTTCATTTGTATTGTATTTGTATTCTTGTTCTAAGCGCTTGTCGAGTTCTGGAATGATAAATTCCTCGTAGAAAGCGGGGTCTCTAGCAAATGTCTTTGCATAACCCAGTTTGTCACCTTTTTTGTATTTTCCACTAGTGATACCTACAGTATATGTTGCACCATTTTGTTCAATGATGCCTCTTGCAACTGCCATGCCTAGCAAACCACTATACTTGTTGAGCCCTGTTTTAAAGGAAAGATACATTTCTGTCTCCAAGAACGGTGGAAGAAAGCGGTTCTTCACAGTTAATGCCCTCAAGGTTGTACCAGAGTATTTGTTAGCCTCTGCAAGCTTCTTATCATCAGCATCCATGGAATCACCTTCACCCTCTTTCTCATGACGTTTGGCTAACTGCACAAGAATACTGGCCATATATACAGGTCCTGAGCCACCTGCTTGATTCTTAACAAGACTAGGGAACATTGAAGCCGGGTCATCATATGTATGGTTAGTAAATAGAATTGTAACGCCAGCCTTGGCAGCTTTAAATGTTAAAGTGCGAAACATGCTCTTAAGAGACTTAGCGCGCAGACCCATATCTGATGCAGATTTATCTTTTGCAACGTCGTCGAGTTCTTTCTGTGAAGCTAAGTTGCCTAAGCTATCAATGCTAATAATAAATTTACCTCTGGCGTTGTTTTCGATTACGCTATCGAGAAATGCGCTAATTTGATTGCGGCACTGATCGATTGTATCCACTGGCACATACTTTGTACCTTCTGGATCCAATCCAACTCCCTTTGTACTGTTTTCATCAATAGCAATTTCTGTATCAAATATTACAGGAGTAAGACCTCTCTTCTGCGCAGTAGCAAGAATCTTATTAACAATGAATGTTTTGCCTGTCTGACTAGGGCCAGAGAAGCCTGTTATTCTGCCCTTAGGTACGCCACCACCGCGGCAACTGCCACCGAGAATAGCGTTAAGAGCGTAGCATCCAGTATCAAACCACTCATCAACTTTACTAAGTGCATTTTCATTTAACATCGATGCTTCACTGTTCAGTTTATCAAGTGAAGCAAAAATCTTGCTCATATCTTTGTTCATAGGTCTAGTATGAATGATTGAATAGAGATATCAACTATTATTCGTCAAAAAGTTTAATAACTTTTTGGTCGTCAGCAACTGGTGCTGCACCGGAGAACAATCTGTTGTACTGCTCTAGCAATCTTGTATCGTTTTCAATGTCAACGCCTACAACAATACTATTCTTGTTGAATCTCCAAGTAGTGCCGCTGTTTTTGTTCTTATCTGAAACAAATTCTCTAAAATAAAGAGGAATTGTCTGTACATTAAGTTGTCCCTGTTGAGTGGGCTGTACATGAATAATGGCTGGGTTTTTGACAGTAAGAGATGTCTCTGTACTCTCAACTTCTTCAGCTAGGATGGTTCTACCGATGTGATCAATAAAGGTTATAATTTTGCTCATGTAAATATATTACTG